GAACCTCTTCTGAAACCGTTGAATCCTAAGTTTAAAGCCATGTTAGCGTCATTTTCAAATACTCCGTAAGAAGCACCCGTTGCACCTACAGTGTTACTTGTAATTTGACCGATTTGACCTAGCATGTCATCGAATCCTAAAGCTGTTGATCTATTTAAGAACATCATGTTCTCTTCAATAGCACCTTGCTTATCAAACTCTTTTAACATAACATCAAATATAGCTAAGTTTTGAGCAGCATTATTCGTGGAAGTAACTCCAGTCGTAATGTTTCCTCTGTCTTCAATAGCAGCAAATAGTCCCTCAGTACCTTCAACAGTACCACCGTTAGGGAATAAACCACCAACAGTTGTTGACGTTGGGTAAGTAGGTAAAGTTTGACCAGGAGCAATAGCAGCTTTTCTAGCTTCAATCATTGCCATTTCAGTATAATCAGAGAAACGCGCTCTAGTATCACCTTCAGCTTTTAAATACCAGTAGTAACCGTTCTGTCCTTCTTCACCAGTAACTTCAACCCATCCAATTTGTGTAACATCAGATCCAGATACTTCGTAGTAATCTTTCATGATAATTGGTTTGTTATGGAAAGTTTGGAATTTAGGTGCGTTAGCAACTGTTCTTCCAACACTAGCCTTACCAAATTCAGAACCAAATACAAACAACTTAACACCAGTACCATTAGCAATTCCTAATACAACAGGTGAAGCGTTTACTTGTGTAAGATCAGCTCTATCATAAGGTAGTAAAGTTAAAGCACCAGTAGTAGCGTCAACAGCTGATACATAAGCTCTAATTTCAGCATCTGCATCACTAACTAATACCATATCACCAACTCTAACACCGTGGTCAGTAGATACTGTGTTACCATCGATGTCACTGTCAAATGTAAATGTATCACCACCAGAAGTAGTTCCAACGTAAGCAAGGTGTAATCTTCCTTGTTCTGACCAAATAACTTGATCAGCCGACATAGCTTCTTCAGCTCCTACTTGTGATAGGAAACCAGAAACTGTTCTATTACCAAACACTTCAGCTTCCGCCTCCATTAAATCTGGTAAGTATTGTTGTGCCCAACCTTTAGTTGCCGAAGCAGTGAAGTCAAGATAATTGCTTCCTAAGGTTTGTTTTTGTGGAGCTGGCACGATGTTCAAATTAGCTCCAGGAGTTAATGCCATAATTTTGTTTTTTTAAATTAATATTTATTTATTGTTTTTACTTTTAAAACCGTAAGAAGATGTTGAATTGTCAATTACTCTGAACTTAGGTCCGCTAGTATTATCGTTAGCAGGCATAGACTGTCTAGGGTCCATGTTGATATTTTTTGATTTAGCAACACTTTGCTTTAAAGCGTCTGCCTTACCTTGTTCATAGAAATGATTAGCAATAGCATCTGAATTCATTGCTGTAAACAGAGACTTATGATAACCCATTGCATCCGACATCATATTGTTTTTATCTAAAAACTTTTTAGTAAAATTACTTAAGTCACTTTGAGTTTTCTTAACCTCATCACTATTTTTAACATTAACCCTATATCTTTTGTCTCCAACTTTGTATTCAAAACCTTTGAATGTGTCGTTGAAAACTTGATTAGTTTTGTTAACAAACGTAGTGTTTTGGCTATCAGCTACTTTTCTTCCCTCTTCTTCCTGTTTGTTGTACCTATTAAAAAAATCCATAGCTTTTTGAGCTTCAGGTGTTAGCCTTGACCCAGCTTTAATTTCTTCATAGTATTTAGACTTTTGCCCGTCTAAGTGGCTTTTAGCACGAGCTACTTGCTCTTTTAGTGCTATCTTTTTTCTTTTAATATCTCTCTCTTCATCTATTTCTTCGTCGTAAGAAAACTCTTCGTTTATTAAAAAGTCAACTTCATCTTGATTTAAATGAGATTTTGTATTTTTGTAGTACTCTCGCAACAAAGCTTTGTCTTCATAACCTGTAAAATCTTGATTAAGCTTTACATAGTCTTCTAGTGTACCACCAGTTTCTTCCATAAACTCTACAACTTTTTGTATGTTTTCCGGTAGAGATTTACCAGTCTCTTTAGCTTCTATTATTTCTTCAGCTATTTCTTCTGTTTTTTCTTTAACCTCTTCTTCAGTAACTTCTTCTATTGCTGGTGCTTCTTGTGCTTTAACTTCCGGCTGTACTTCTTCTTGTTTTTCTGTGGTGTCGGCATTATCAAGCTCTGTAACCACTCCCTCGTCGACAGGGTTATTTTCTTTAACTTCATCTTGCTTTGGTTCTGTTGGTTTTTTTAAATCTACCTTAGTTGTATCTCCTTCAGGATTAGATTTAATTTTTTTCATTTTTTTCTTTACTTTTAATTTTCCAACTGTATTATCTACAACTGGTCCTTCATTTTTTTCTTCCATAATATAATATAATAGTTAATAATTTTTTACATAGTGTCCATCATGTTAAGCGCACCTCCTATATTATCATTACCTGTAGACTCAAAGTTTTTAGGTGCTTTACCATTATTTCTTTGATCTATTAGCTCTGATTGTTGTGACGCTTGTATTTTTGTACGATCGTCTTTTCGGTTTTCTTTAACATCATCTCTTTTGCTAGCAGAGTCAACCTCTAATTGCTTTAGTTGCATGTTTAAGTCAAACTCCATTTGCATCAATTCTTTTTTAGCATTCATTTCTTCTTGTAGTTGCTGTATTTTTAATTGAGCTCTAGTTTGTTCTAGTTGTAATTCACCTTCAAGTTTTTGTTGATTAGCTTGCATGTCTGATTGTGATTTAGCTTGTGCAGCCTGTTGGTTTGTCTGTGACTGTTTTTCCATGTTTTGTTGTTGCATTTGCTGGTCTTTCTCCATCTTCTTTTTTCTACGCAACTTTAACAATTGATTAGCAAGCTTTAAACTTTTTATTTCTCTAATGTCAATAGCGTCTTCTAACTCTATTAAACCTTTTTGCAAAGCCATTTGTATATTGTTTTCAAGCATTTGTTTTTCCTCCTCATCTGGTTGCAACTCTATATGTATACCAAAATCATATAAGTGTAAATCTTTTAATTCTTTTAATGTAGCAACGTTGTGAGCTCCAATTTGCTGTACAAAAGCGTCTGCAGTTGGTGAATACTCTAGTATGTCAGAAACTCTGAGCACTAAAGCTTTAGCAACTTCTGAAGTTAAAAACAAACCAGCTTGTAATATATGTCTTGTTGCAGTGTTAGAATTAGCAGCAGCCATTTTTTGAATACCAACTAAAGCATTTTTATCAGGTGAGCTACCATCTCTAGCTTCATTTAAACCAGTAGCATCTCTAATCATTTGCATGTAGTAGTTATATGTCTGTATTAAACTTTGCATTTTACCACCACCATTACCACTTGCTATTTCTTGTATTGGCATTCTACCGGGATTACCATCTCCATCAGCCGTCATTGATCTACCTATAATACTACCTGTTTGAAAAAACATGTTTAAAGCTTCTTGTGGATTATAATTTGTTCCGTTACCTAAATCTATTTCAGCTAAACCATCAGCGTCTAAATAAATACCATCTGGAACCATACGTGATAATACTTGCTGTAGTTTTAAATGTGTAAGCTGTATCATATCAGCAAAACCAGTTATTCTACTTACAGTGCTTTCTATTTTTCCATTGTATTGTCTTGGTGCAACTATACTATAGTTCATTTTAACTTTAGTAAAATCACTTTTAGGCCTAAGCATATTTTGTGCCATTTCCCATTTTAACAATTTTTTAGTACCTAACACCATAGCACCATCATATAAAACTTCTATTGCTCTTGAAACTCTAGCAAAAGTACCGTCCATGTTTTCTGGTGGGTTAAACGTATCATCTTTTTCTATAGCTTTGTCAGCACCAGTAGCTGTTTCTTTTACTTTATAAACCTCGTTCATATATGTTTTATAATTAAAATATAAAACTTGAACTTTGTTGTCATCAACCTCTTCAGCATTAGAGTGTTGCCCATGTGCTTGGTTAACTGTTGATTTATTTTTAGATATGTCTTCAAGCTCTTCTTGACTTAAGTGTGGAAACTGTCTAACTAACTCGTTTAATGGTATGTACTTTACCTCACCAACATAATATATATCTTCGTAATACGGTGATTTACTATATGAGTAAACTAAATTAGCAGGGTCAACATATTCTACTGTAGCACCTTCAGAAGTATTAAAACAAGTTTTTACAGCTCCAATACCTAAAACAGTTAAATCTCTATAAAACCTTTTTCTTGTTAACTCGTAGTTATTACCTTCGAACAAAACTTTTAACGCTTGTTCTTCAGCTATTTCAATTCCTTGCTTATAACTTATTTGCATGTGCAAAGCTAGTTCTTCTTCAGTGTCTGGTAAATTTTCTTTAGGATTTTCTCTAGTTTTTACATTAAAAGTTTGCTCAGCATAATCATTAAACTCCCTAGACCTCATGTCTCTTAGCATTGACTCCATGTACTTAGTTCTTTTGTCAACACCGTTTACATCCGTAGATACAGCCTTTACATCATACATTCTTTCAGAAATACCATTAACTAATATGTCTACAAATTTAGGTATAATAGGTACTGGTTTCCAGTCTAAATTAAGATAAGACAAATCACCGTTAATAGATAATTCATCTTTATATTTTTGTACAGGTTGTTCACCCCTAGCATAAAGTCTTAGCTTGTGAAACTGATTTTTTGTATTAAGATATTTATTTCCCCTTTTATTATTATTAAACCACTCTGACTCAATAGCTTTACCTACTTTTAAGCCGTATTCATAGCTTAATTTTTCAGCATCGCTAACAGCTTGGCTCGGAAAATTTAAAGTTGTAATCATATTAATTTATATTAATTTAGATATGTTGCCAGTATTAGAATACTTAGCTATGTTTATATTTAGTTTAGGTCTTTCAACCTTTGCATTAGGAGCGTATAAATGCCTGTTGTTTGCCATTATAGCTAAACCAGAACTTATAGATGCATCATGCTTTGTTCTTTTGTTTATATCAAATGCAGCCCAATCATTTAGCAATTCATTAAAATAACAATCACCAAAAGTTCCTTCTTGATTTAAACCAACGTGATCTTGTATATACATTTCAATTGCAGCCGCATGAGCTTGTTTTATATCTTCACTTGAGTTAGGTATACCACCCACTTCTTTTTCTGCTGTAGATAATTTGTTCCATACTTTGTCAGGTCTGTTCATACTAAAACCTCTATAACCTCTTCTTCTAAAATAATACAATAGACGAGGTTTATTGTTCTCTGCAAGTATAGGCATCCCGTAAAATACACACGCCATTAGAACGTCTTCAAAGAACATCTCTGCGGTTTGTGGTCTTGCCAAGTACTCTAAAAAAAAGCTATTAGCTGGAGCGTTTTCCATGCTAAATTTAGTTAACCCATGAAGAGCACCTTTAGAGCCTACGCCATCAACAGTACCTGATATATCATAACTGTCACAACCAAAAGCGCCCATGTGCTCGTTGCCAGGCCATTTAATACCATTTTTAACTACAACTTTATTTTGTAAATGAACTTGAGGTGTCCAGCTTACTTTAAATCTACCGTTTTTGTTTGGGTAAAATATTACCTGTGTATCTTTCTTACCATTAACCCATTGAAAGCTTCCTTGCGTAATACCTAGCGAGCTAGCCATTTCTTCGTTGTAATCTATTTGTTCGTATATTTTTACTAAATTAAATATACTATTTTTTGTCTCATCTCTAAATGCATGCTCTGTTGTTCTTGGAAACTGTCTGTAAAACTCGTTTAATGCATCTTGATCATTTTTTAAACCGTCAGCCTCGTTTTGCCAGTTTTCTATTACACCTACATCTATTAATTCCCCATGTGGGTCAAACACTTCATCACTCGGATTATCGAAGACTGGGCATCCGTGTTCATCAATAAATCCTTCGTAGTTCCACTCCATTGGGATAAAA